TACCCTGAAGTCATAATCACCACTATCTTCATTGAATACTACATTTCCAGCATCTTGTGTGAACGTGCCATCAATATCTGTATTGTCTAAGTTTGCAGTTCCGTCAACATCTAAGTCTGTACCAACAAATAGTTTTTTTGCTATACCAACTCCACCATCTATAATTGTAGAACCACTGGTTGAATTAGTAGCATCTGTTGCGCTATTAACTGTTAATACACCAGCGGCTGATATAGTCAGTTGATTACTTGAACCTATTGTAGTAACTCCAGAAGATGAAGCAAGGCTTGCTGCTCCAGATACACCAAATCCTCCACTCACGTCGAGAGTAACGTTCGGTGACGCTGTGCCAATTCCCACACGACTGTTGTCACTTTCTACAACTAATGTAGTAGAATTAACAATAAAATCATCACCAGCTCCACCACCTAATGAAAATGTAATACCTCCCTCTTGTGCGTCTAGCTCAATAGCATCAGAACCAGTCCCAGCTGAAATAAGTTGAACTTGTTGTGTTCCACCTCCTGCTGCCCATATTTGAATGGTTTTACCTGAACCAGTAACCTTAAAATTTGAATCATCGGTTCCATCAATAGAAACTACAGCACCATCTATTGTTACAGCACCACTTGCGTTTAAATCATAAGCTGCAGTATCTATATTAAATTCTGTTGCAGAGTTTAAATCAACAGTAGGAGCGGTTATATCTAATGTTGTTCCAGCGTTTATTTCTAAGTGACCATTAGCTGAAGCGTATATTTCTTCACCGCCTCCAATATCGTGGAACTTTAATTTGGTTGTAAGTAAAAGACCAAACTCGTCTTCTGATGAATCGTAAAATAATCCTTCATTAGTAGTAGCACTATAAACTCTTACATCCGCCCCAGTATCATCAATACCTATAACTAGGCCTTGATTAAAGTGCCATGAATTATCGTCATTTTCCCAGAGTATAGTTTTATCACTATCGCTGGATTTAAGAGTAATACCACCACCATCTACTGCTGCATCATCACCCTCTGAACCGCTAGGTGAATGTGCCAGCTCAATCATTTTGTCATCTACCTGCATAACGGTAGAATTGATAGTAGTAGTTGTTCCGTTTACTGTAAAATTACCACCAACTACAAGATTACCAGATATATCGACTGCTCCGTTTATATCAATATTTGTTGCTGTTAAATCAATCTCAGTACCAGCTGCAATACCTAAAGTACCGTCACTAACAGAGTATATATATTCTCCACCATTATCTCTAAACGCAGCTTTCCCTCCGCCAGCAATTAATAAATCTGTACCGTCAAATGTTAAATTTCCTTCTCCAATGATTGTATTCGCATCAGACCAAGTTGCTAATTCATTATCAGCACCTGATGCATCGGTATCAACTAAGGTACTACCCCAGACCCTAGAATCAATTTCGTCTGTTTTTAATAACCCACTACTATTAACAACAACTACAGTATTGTCTGTATCAGCTCCTAAGCTTCCAGCGGTTATTGTACTGCCAAAAGTAGATGCTCCAGCAACGTCTATAGTTCCGTCAATATCTGTATTACCGCTTATATCAAGCGTAGCTGCATCAAGCTCTCCAGATATAGTAATATTAGTACCACCAGTAATTGCACCGCTCATTGCAACAGCGCCATTAATATCTATAGTAGTTGCATTAATCTCAACTTCAGTATCAGAAGTGATATTTAATACACCGTCAGATGATTGATTTATATATGTACCAGTATCGCCAAATTCTAGGCGATTGGTACTAGTCATCATTAATGCATCAGTAGCAATAGTGAAACTAAAAGTGGTTCCATTATCTCCGTCTTTTACTGATACGTGTGTAGTACCATTACCACCGCCATCATTATCAACATGTAATAACTGTTCATATGAGGATGCAATGGATTGACCTGTTAAAGTTGCCATAATAAAACCTTATATATTTTTTGTTTAGCCCCGATATACCATAGCGAAATCGCCTGACGCAACAGTCACAGAAGACCATCTGCCGTAAATTGTTTGACCTTTCAGCACTGTTATACTGCTTAAACTATCCCAAACATCTGTATCTGCTGATGTTGCACTGATTTCACAATCAGTACTCAATGCTTGTATTGCAATATAAGTGTCGGAATTAACTGTAGCATTAGTAACATAGTCTGCTCCAGCCTGTCCTAACTGTATATTGTTAGCTTCGCTAGTTGAATAACTGCGTATACCCATTTTATTTCTCCTTATTAATTTTCATTACGCTATAGCACCCATAACTTCTACACCAACCGCTTCTCCATTACCAGCAGCCCATAGAGTTGGTGTTACAGTATCTGACCCATATGGTAAAATAATTGCTTCACCCGGCCCCAATACTGCTACGGTGGTTGCATCTGCTATAGTTGCTGCCATAGTAATTTTTACATCAACTTCTGATACAGTTGTTCCGTTAGATAAAAATCCAGAATGCTTTATAAAGACAAAGTTAGCACTTGTAAAAGTTCCAAGTGTTACTGCTGTTTGTCCAACTGCATAATTAGTACCTGCAGCTACAAGCGTTGCGTTTCCTGAACCATATCCTACCGTAGAACCCCATGTATGGGCTATACTACCATTTCCGCCTAAACTTTTTCCAACATCTGCAGCTATAGAATCAGTGTTAGCCTGACCTTCTCCAGTGGTATGTGTATGTACTGGAGTTGCGCTTACTGCAAAGTCTACTCTACTTGCCATAATTATCTCCCCATTAATAGTTGTAAGCCTTGGCTATATTCAGCTTTTAATTGTGCATACTGCCCCTGTTTCCATTGATAGTCCAACTGGTACTGGGACATGTTTTGAGTATATTCCTGAACCTCTTTTGATACATTAGCCTGATACTCACTTAGTTCGTTTTGAAATTTTTGTAGTTTAGAAGAATATTCACCCTGCTCTTTTTGAAGCTTAAGATTGGCTTCTTGCTCTGCTTCTCTTGCACTTAGCTGTGCTTGCTGTATAGCTTCTTGCAGTTTTGCTTGGTACTGAACATTTGCTTCATTGAATTCATTTAATGAATCTTGAACCTTAGATTGAAACTCAGATATTTTTAATGGAGTAGCTGATAGTCTAGTTTGAATTTCATTTGCATATCCAGATGCTTCAGCGAGAGCTGCATTAATTTCTTTTACTCTCATATCGCCAATAGCTACCCATTCTCCTATATGAGCTTGTGCTCTTTGAAGCTCTGCCTGTACTATGGCTAAATTTCCTTGTAATAATTCTAAATCTTCTGCTTGCAATAAGTCGTGTGCATCATAACTAGACGCAGGTTTATTAGATTCAATTAATGCAGATACTTTATCTAGCGCATCCTTAACTCTTGTCAGTTGAGAATTTGTAGTTGTGAATGTATCTTCATCTCCAAATACAGATTCATCAGCTGACTCAAATTTATCTGCGGCTGTTTCAGCTTGATCTACAGCGTCCTTTAATAATCCAAGCGCAGTTGTGATAGAGCTTCCTTGAGTCGGATATTCAGTTGCCCACGCTATTCCGCTTATTGTTGTTGTTGGTGCTGTATAAATTGGTGGAACACCTAAATTATTTATTGTAGTAGATGATATATCTGGGCTTGTAAAACTTGGTGATTCTGGAGGTACAGGGGCAACTGATGATATAGAAAGATCAGATAGACTAGAAGATTTATCTGCCATCAATCTTTGTAAGCACCTTACTGCGCTTCCAAGTATAAGTAAATGTTCTGCTTCCAGTGGAAAATTGGCTACTGCATCACTTCCATTTGATATAAGGGCACTACCATTATGTGTTGGTAGTTTTGGTACATAATGCATTACTCCAGCTGTGGGGCCGCTTCCAGCTGCGCCATTTAAATAAATTGTTTCAGCCTCTACATAATAAACTGGATTTGTATCGGTAGCTGCATAAATAGAAGCAGTGTCATTATATCTTGCTTTCTGATTTGCTGGAATTTTTCTAACTGGAAGATCATCTTTATCTACTGCTAAAACTCTTTTATCTGCTACGCTTAAACCGCTAGATGAAACCGCTACAGCTAAAGCTGATGACAATAGTGCACTATTTGGAATAGCACGAATTATCTCACCACCTATATCTATAAGTGATTGAGTAATAAGAGCATCGTCTCCAACGCTGCCGATAAGGTCTTCTACTTGTGTTTTAAAATCTGCCATTAGGAAATTGTCACCTCCGTAAATACGATTGGTATTCTAAAGTCCATAACAATATCTTCCCAACTTGCAGTAATTTGATCCCAACTTCTACCACCAGCATCTACAAAATATTCCGCAGAATCTGACATTGAAGTATGTGTACTAACTTCATCCATTAATAATCATATCCTTTAATGTTTATGGCAGCACCATCTCTGCCTGTATTTGCGTATTTCTTGCCTTCACGAATACACATCTCCCACTGTTGTCTAAAATAACCAGCCATTTGTATGGCTTCAGGTTTGGTTTCATAACCTTTCATAATTGCATACTGAGCCAGTGCATCATGAAACTCATCTGGTATTGCGGATGATTCAGTCATATCTATTCCAGTTCCACTAGTACCAGCTATAAAATTCTCATCATTCTTTACAGCAAATATAGTTACTGTCTTGCTGCCCGTGGGGCCAGTAAACTCTGATGCTGGACTATTACCAGTTACATTCTGTGTTGCAATAGCTATGCCATCACGTTCTATCCAGTAAACTTCGTCCTTTGTTCTGCTATATGCCATTATGTTAAATCCCTAACCTCTGGTCTCCCAGACAGCCTGTATATATCATATCCGTCAAAATCAACTGAAAGAACTTCCAGTATAGCGTCATCAAGAGCATAGTAGCGTTGGTCAGCTACTGTACTGAATGTATAGGCTGTTGTTAAAATTCTTGTCCTTCTGCAAAACTCATCCAGTGCTTTATTAAGGAAAATACGTATTTGCGTTTCTCCCAGCTCTGGATGGTGCTGTTGGACTGTTTCTATTAACTGTTTTTGTGTCATAGTATCCCAATCCGAGGGGAGACGTTACTCTCCCCTCGAGTTAGTTTTCGTTAACTTGCGTCGACAGTGGCTTTTGTTGAACCATTGCAATACCAGTTACTTCCATCACAAAAAATATCAATCGTATCATTAATTGCGCCAGCATTTAATGTAAGCGATGATACTGTTTCGTGTATGTCTCTACCAGTATTTGTTGCATGATCTGTTCCATAGCTGCCATGATAGTATATTTTACTTGCACCACCACTTATAACATGCTCACTATCATCTCCTGAAATAACTTTACAGGAAAATCCTTTGTAAGCATTTGCTATAGTAGGAAGTGTAAGTGTTATTGCAGAACCAGATAAAACAAACGCTTTACCATGATCTGCAGGAACTATACTATAAGCTGCTGTTTTACTTTCAACAGAAGCGCTTGAACCACCTAAATAAGGTCTAGCCATAATTGACCTCCTTAACTAATTTTAAATAGATGATGACTTTCCATAAGGGATATACCAACACCTTCATCGGAAAAGTATTGATCTTTTACTCCATCAAAAGCATTATCAGTTTTAATATTAGTTTGGTACATAGGTGAACGATATTGAGCATGGAACAGGTTCTCTTCACTTACAGCAAGCATATACTTATTGTAAGGGCCACGTAATGCAGGAGTTGGAATTAACTGAAGGATACCATGAGGCGTTTCAAGGATTTTATAATTAAATCCAAGAGAGTCTCTTTTCATATCACTCATATTAACTGTCCAACCAGAGCTACCAGCCATTCCAGTGTTACCAGCTATTTTAGACCAATATCCTAAAGCACCAGCACCACAGAAAGCTCGCTTAACACCAGCTTCTGGTACATACTGGAATACTTTTTCCATATCGTCTACAAAATCGCTATAACTGTAACTAGCTTCAGTAATGCTGAATACGTTCTGATAATCATAAGAACCAGATTCGCCATATTTATCCATAGCACTTACAATACCATAAGTTGTACGGATAACATTTCCAGATGCATCTGTTCTTCCATCATCAGCAAACGTTTCATCTACGTTAGAAGCTTTATTACCAGCATCATATGCAGATTCTCCTAAGCCAGTTCCACTATCACGCTGTCCAAAAAGGAATGCCTTTTCTTTTTGCATTTTGTGTTCTTGACTTTTTTGTGCACGTAAACGTGCCAACTCTGAAGATTCACCACGTAGTGATGCTGCTAAAAGAGTTCCAGTAATTTGCAAAGGAGTTTTAAATATCTGTGAAGAATTATAAACTACTTGCAATTCATCAGCCCAAGCTTCAGGTGCTGTCATACCTTCACCCTGTGCATTACCAATTACATAGTTAATACCATCATCTGGTAAAGCAAATGCTGCACCTGATAAAGATTTAACTGTTAGTTCTGGAGTTGAAGAAACTGCAGTAACAACTGCGGTTCCTAGCTTACTTGATTCAGCTGCATTCCAGCATTCGATTACTAATCCAATCCAAGAATCATCTGGAGTAGAAGCTAATCCAACAATACCGTCAACTGGTAATGATCCAAGACCAGTATCATTGTCTGGCACTGTTCCCGGTGTTCCTTTATTCCATAGGAACTTTTGTTTTACCCAAGGATTACGATGTTCAAACATCTTAAAAATTGGGTCTGGTACTTTACGCTGTTCTCTATTTGAAATCACCGTAGTAAACGGTGCTACGTCAGTCCATAGTTCTTTTACAACTTGAGGGGTAACGTAAAAATTCCGTCTATCGGTATAGAGAACTCCAGCGGAGCCACCATTATACATCGACTTTAATGTTTCAGCCATTGTATTCTACCTTTCTATCTTTTTAAAGAGAGTAAGCCTTGATTAAACAGGTCTTCATCACTTTTAGGTGATTCAGATGTGCCAGTCTCAACCGCTGCTGATCTTGGCATTGATAAAACCTCTTGAGATTTCATCATATCTTGTTTTTTCTGCTCTACCCTTGCGTCGGGCGCATCCTTCATCATATAGAGTTTTATAAGATGATCAACTGTTACGTTCTCAGGGTTACTTGCCCAATTGACGAAATCACCAGCTTTGGTTTGACTCAAGCCATATCCATTCATAGCATGTGACATAGCATTGTTTTGTACCATTGCTGTTTGTTGTTGAGCATATGCATACTCATATTGAGCACGCATTTGCTTTTCTCTGTTTTCGTCTTTTTCTTCAAGATAGCCCATATAATCGTCTTGATATCTCTCCTTCTCTAAACGATATTTGAAAGATGTACTCTCAGGATCGTTATACGCATCGACCTCGCTGTAGCTGACTGGTTTTTCTGGTTTGACGGGTTGCTTCAACGAATCCTCTTGAACTCCAACTTGTTGTTGGGGTTGTCCATTAGGTTGTCCGTTGGAGACCGTTGACTGCTGCTGCTGTGCTAGATTTCTAAAATAATCTCGTTCTTGCTGTGCATTCGATAGTTCGCTCTTTACCTTGTCTGCCTGACTTTGCCAATATTCAAATCTACTCGAGTCTTCCTTTGCAGGTTGTACTTCAGGACTTTCTGTGCTCTCAGCCTGTTGTCCGTCTACAGGCGTTTCACTGATCATCGGTTGGTTTACATCTACATCGAAACTCTCTGGTTTCATTGCATCTCCTGCGGGTACTTCAGCATCCATCAAAGGGATATTCGCTTTTTCTACCTCGTAACCATACGGTGATTTATCAGGTTCTATTGCTGCACTTTGTGTTTCAGCCATTATTCACTCCTTGCGATTTGTTTATTTCAGCAACCGCTGTTATTCTTTTAAGCCTACTTGTTTATCCACTGACTTTGTTACTTCCTTAACTTCTTTTTTAAGTTTAGCAAGTTCATCAGAAGCTCGAGATTTATACAGCTGTGTAGCCATTTCTGCTTTTGCTTCTGCCTTAGCCAGTTTCTTTTCAAATTCCTTAACTTCAACTCTTTTCCTGTCATGGACAGATTCACGCTGTGCAGTTTGCAGATCGCCTTTTAGTTTTTTAATCTGATTCTGCTGCTGTTGAACCTGCTGCATGAGTTTCTGCATTTGTCCAGCTCTTTCGAGTACGCCTTCCATATCAGCAACGTCTGTTTGCTTTAAAACTTCAATTTGATCAATAAGACCACTCTTGAAGAGCTCCATATAGTATTCAAACCTAGCCCATCGGTTAGATGGTAGAGTTGAGCCAGAAACAACGATAATATCGTATTTACCTACAGATATATCGTTTACTTTTTTAATCAGATGTCCACTGACATCATCATAAAGATTTTGATTAATTTTTACTTCTAATGGTTTATTGTTAGGCTGTATAAGCCTTATAATCTTTTCAGATGTATAGACATATTGCATTAGACCAACAACTGCTTTAGCGAGTTGATTTAGTGAATATTCTATATCATCTTTCTTGGACTTGATGCGTCTTTGACCATATTCGTCAAGTGCAACAGTTCCTTTAAATGTTTGCGGGGCTGAACCAACATCCCCTTGCATAAATGTATAAATACCAAGTATTCGTTCTATATCAGCCTTTGCATCCGCTTCATTCTTATATAATTCATTAGGCAGCGGTACTGGCCCTGCTACAATTGGCTGTCCAAGCTCTGGGTCGAATTCAATTACAGCTGTACCTGCACGACCCCATTCTTCTTCTAATTGCTTTTTATTCATTGAACCACGGGGGATAAGCAGTTTAACATTAGTTGAACTACTAGCATGGGCAACAATAAGAGATCGCAGCTTATTAATATATTCCTGTAATCCACGTACAGTTCTAACATCGCTTATTGGATAAGGATTTCTGTTATGATTATTCATAAATGGAACAATCGGATAATCCTCTATAGGCAATACTACAGAATACAGATACTCATCACCTACTGAGATACATTGTTTTATATTGGTAGCCATTATCTTATTGACCATAATCTTTTCATTGTCAATAAGTTCAGCTTTGGTGATGGGATCAATAGCAGTATAGCTATTCGGTATTGAATTTTCATTCTCACGACCAGCTACTGGTGTAGGTTGTCCTGTTAGCGGATCAAGCTCTAAGTGGTACACTTTACCAATATCATCATGTATTTGCATGAATTTGGATACATTGAGCTCGTCTGTGAATATCTGCTGTTCTCCTCCAGAAACAGTTAATATAACTGCTGGTTCTTCTCTGTATTCTGCATATTGCGGGTCATTTATAATTTTCTCTTCATTCGACAGTGGGTCGAATATCCTGTAATATGGTACTTTTACCTTGGTATATCTTTCAAATACTTCCAGTTCACGTTCAAGATCAACATCCAACATTTCATGCTTTCTGGACTTAGGAAGAACGTCTTCTTTCATTATACCAAAACGATTCTCATCCACTGAGCTTATATTTCTGTAATGCGCTTTGCTATTATAATATTACTAGCATCCCGACAGAACGGGTCTTGTGAGTCAGCATCGAAATAAACAGAGAATGGATCAATTGATTTAATATATACTTCACCTTTACCGAAATCAGCATCTGGGGCTATATATGAAACCATCACACCCATGCCTTTTACATAATAATCATCAATACACTGTTTTAGTTCAGTATTGCCATTTGATATGTCCCAGACCCATGACATAAGGTCTGAGAATATCCTGCCTACTTTTGTATCTGAAGTATCTCGCCCTGTAGATTGAAATCTGGGAGAGTTGGCGGTAAGCATAGCTTTTGCTTGCTCTACCGCTGGGTGGATCACATTTACGACTAGAGGTTCCTGTGCTCTAGCACGTAATGACTTTACCTGCTTATCAGACCATTGCTTCCCTGCTCGAAATTCTGCATCTTCAGCTGCTTGACTAGCCCAGTCTGAACGTGCAGAACTATAGTTAGAGAATAAGTCTTGGGTTAGTCTTACTTCTGGATGTATCTCTGGCATGTGGAAATATGCTTCGCAACATCATCTTATACGAAATCGAGGTCATTATTGTTCCCTCTAAATTAATTATACTTTAAGCAATCATCCAATCAAAAGTTTTATCTGTTACGTATTGATCCTCTTTTAATTTCATATCGCTTGCTTCGTGAGCAGGTGTATAGGTATTCTTCATTGCATAGTATAGGCCATCTAATAAATCATCATTCCTAGCTCTTGGATACAATAATAACTCATCTCTTAGTTCTTCCATGTTATCAAGCATGTATACTTTGTTCTGAGCGAAGTATGGTTCCATAGTTTCCAGTCTTGCTGATTTACTTGCTCTTGGCCTTTCCTTTATCTCTAGACCAGCAATAAACATGTTCTCTTGATCACATCGTTCCCTTATATACTCCCGCAGCATCTCCTGATAGCCTACTGATTCTATCCGCACCTTAGAAGGTTTCATTATCTTGAAATGCTCTATTATTTGATTAGCAAGATTCATAGGGGTAGCCCTTTTGCGGTAGTAAGGGAGTATATACCTATTATTTTCATTATCAACACCTACAGCAACTATAGTGCTATAATCTGCTGTTTTTCGTGTTGATGATGCAGGGTCTACCCCCATAAAGACATTTATTGGTAATAGCTGGTCGGTGTCCTTCCCGTTTATACTTTTAAATTGAATAAACGCATCACCGCCTTCTCCATGAACTAATTTGCCATCATAATACTGAAAATACTTTTCTTGGAACAGCTGATCCTCGTCTCCAATGATTTGACACAGATATTCTCTATAAAACACTGAAACTCGATTTATAGACTCAAGTTCTTCTTTTTTCTTTAATAATTTTTCAATAGGATGCCATTCTTCCCATAATGAGATATTCTTTTCAATATTAGGAGCGAAATGCATATTCTCCCAGCCTGACATCTCTTTTAATGTTTCAACAAGACAACGCTGGTGCTGCGGAGTACCAATGACCGCTATACGGCCACGTTGTGGGTCTAGGGAGGGGAGCGCACTCTGCAACAGCCAGCGTAAGTTTACTTCCATAGCTTCAGAGGTCTTGGTATTATTCTCGTCCTCTGGATCGTCTACTATAATAAGGGTAGGGCGTTGATTGCCCTTTTTTATACCACGAAGCTGCTGACCAGTACCTTTACATATAACCATTGAACCATCCTTCAGTTCAATCTCCGATTTAGACCATTGTTTAGCTGAATATTGCCCCCAATAACCAAATAAGCCCCTGAAATTACTGGAATAGTCTAAACAGTCCTTTAAAGTACCTAATAATTTAATAGCATGGTCTTGCGTTCTTGAAACAAGTACAATTAACTTTTGCCCCCCGTGGAACATGAGGTGATAAAGAGGAAAAACACCACCAACGATAGAGGACTTTGCATGACCACGGGGAGCGACAATATTTATCTGCTTTATATCCTCATTCATCAGCCTCGTCGATATTTCATAGTGAAATGAAGGAGATGCTGACGAAAACATGTTCGGCATACAGACCTTACC